GAGGGCCGTAGTAGATGATCTTTGAATTCCTGAACGTCAATGGTGCCATGGTGTATTCTCCCTACGTATGTAATCGTGCTTTCGTACTGGGACTCTAACTACTTAGCAAGTTAGAAAGTCCGTCAACCCACCGCACACTGAGCGGCTCAGATCTCAACGTCCTCCGGCTGCACAACGTCGGATTCTTGCATCCAGATAACTTCCGTCTCGCTGAATGGGCAGGCTTGAATGTCGCCCTCCGCTCCGCGCACAAAAGCCCACAGCAGGCGCTTGCCCGTCGACAGAATGGCGTCCAACACCTCGGCGTCAATCAACATGCCGCAATGCAGGATGACGTCGCCAGGTTCAAGCTCCACCTGTCTTCGCTCGTCTGGCAGGGTCTTGCTGCGCTTGCGTATGTTGAGCACCGTGGAGCTCCTTCTGCGAGTCTTGGTTACTCTGACCTGATACGGTAGGCGGTAGGTCATGCGGCCCCTCGCGTCGTTAGACTGCGACCCAGGCGGCACCCGTGCATAGCGCCAGGCAGAACACAGCGCCACCGCTTGTGAGTGCAACGCCGATGGCAGGCGAGGTTACATCGCTGACGGCCGCGACTACACCTTTGAGTGTGGTAGCTGCGGCGGGCAATGTAGCGACAGTGAACACCTTGAATGCCGGGCCGATTGCTGGCGTGCCGATGGCATTGAGAGTGCTGGTGGTGCGCAGAACGAGGGCCTGGCCAACGGTGGAGGCGTCGTCGAAGTTGATCTGTCCGAGGTTGATCATTGTGAAGCTCCTTTGTAGTTACGTGGTTCGTTCTTCGAGGCTTACAGCAATCTGCCTGAATTGTGGTTTAGTCATCTGCTTGACAGACCCGTTCCAATAGATCTTTGCCGGAAAGGCGATGTCATCTAGGGTAAGGATGGGCGCGACTACGCATCTGCAATTTGGGCACTCACCAGCGTGATAGTGCCCCAGTGTAGTCTTCTCACCAAGTAGCGCTTCTGGTGATGGTGGCTGCGACCAAGGCACAATGACATGATGCATCGCCTTGTGGCTCTTTCGAGTTCTTTTGTCCCCTACGTCCAGCCATTCATACCACTCGATCGCCAAGGTCTCACACCGCGCCTTGGTAAGCGCCGTGGAAGCCTTCGCGGTCTCAGTCCTGCTGATAAGCTGGACTCGGCTATGCAGCAACTCAGGAAACCGCTTCTGATACATCTTCGCGATTGTGCCTGGCCGGGCTCCAGCCTGCTGCGCCTTGGTTATCTCGTCTACAAGCGTCTGCGCTGAGTGCAGCGGCAGGCTTGAGATGAGCGAGGCGTTCTCCCTGATGAGTGCCTGCACCCTTGCGCCAGTAGCACCTTGCATCTCCGCCTGGAGTGCGCTGTACAGCTTGCCGGCCTGGCTCGATCTTGAAGCGGCTTCACGCCAAGAGCGCCAGTTAGTTTTCTGAGACGAGAAAATCATGCGCTTGGCTAGAAGGTCGCTTGCCGCTTGGATGTCAGGCTGGTTCGAGCGCTCTGCGATGGCGGTAAGCCACTGCTGGAACGTCTGCTCTTTGGTCTGCTTTGTGGACAGAAGAACTCGGCCGGTGATTTGTCTGAGTCCAGCTTCGTAAGAGCGCATGAGGCGTTGTGTAGCGCTGAATTCTACAGGTGGTTTCTTTGGAGGCACTGTTGGCTACCTCAGTTTACCTTCCGAGGTCCGTAACGTTGTGGAATCCGTTCTTTCGCTCGTTTAGTATCTTCCACTCATTCTTAGCTATAGGCTCGTTGCGCTTGATAAAGCCGTGTTGCACCATGTCAGCAGTGGGCGGCTGAATTGGGAAGCGGTATTCGAAGCCCTTCTTTTCGAGGCCCTTGGCGAGCGATTTAGCCTTGTCAGCGTTCACGCCCATCATGCCGATGTGAGCGCCTTCGGCGTCGCCCACGGGCTCTACGTCCTTTGCCTTGCCAGACGGCATCTCCTCGTCAACGAACGACTTCGAAAAGCCGTACTTGGCTACTATCTCTTTGGCCGTCTTGCCGGCAGCGGCTTCGCGCTTTACAATGCGGGCACTGCCGGCGTCGGTGTCGCGGTCGAAGGGGCTTGCGTCACGGCCAGTTCCGTTCATCAGCCCAAGCACTCTTACGAAGGAATCGCCATACTGATTCTTCCCGAGCTTAGCAGCTTCAGCTTTGGTGTCAGCTTCGATTACGGCACGCCCGCTCTTCAGGCTCACCATGAACTTCAGCGTGCCCTCGGAGTCCTTCGCCTTTACGGACTCAACGGAGGAGTTACTGTAATGCAACTCGAACTTCTTCCGCGCTTCAGCCTCCGTAGCAGCATGCACACGAAACTGCTTCTTCTGACCGCTGGGCTTGTCAGTCGCTGTGATGATGAAGGATGCGGCGTCTTCTGCGTGCCCTTCGTACTGATCTACCCATTTGAGCGCGGCCTGCTCAGACGCAAATCCGGTTTGGGTTTTTCCTCCAGGCAGTATAACGTAGAACCGCCCGCTAGGTAGTGAACGAATTTCGCAAGACTTATACGGCATGCGCGATGCGTCCTTCGCTACTCCACCGTGATTCGCGTGTCCGCGTGATTCGCCGCATTGAGCGCAGTAGGTGGTACTGGCAGGGCCGACGTAAGCATGGGTGTCGGCGTCCTTCGCCTCAGCCTTCTTCGACTCCTTGAGCCGCTTCACGGTGTCCATGAACGACTCGTAGCCCTTCTTCGGGGCTGGCGTGGTGCGGGGGCGGAAGCCGTCCTTGGCCTTTGCCCTCTCCTCGACGCAGAACTTATCGGCTTCCTTCTTGGAGAAAAAGAACTTAATGTTCGCGTTATCTACCCGAACAGCCCAGGTGCCGTAAGAAGAATTGCTCTTCGTAGGTACTAAGTCAGCAGCGTCCCCCACCCGCTTTGAGTCTATCACCGCGTCCAGCGCCTTGTGCATCTTGGTGCGGCGGTCGGTGGCCTTCTTTGGTGCGTACTTCTCTATCTCTTTTGCTGTCGCACCCCGCGTACCGATCGGAATTGCGGGTTTCTTTTTATAGAAGTGAACAGGCTCACCTGCTTTCGCTTCGTCCCCCACCCTCTTCGAGTCCATCACCGCGTCCACCGCGTCGTGGAGCCTTGCCTTGCGGTCTGCCGTAGTTCCAGGGCCGTCCTTCAATATCGTCATCTTCGCCACTTCACCCTCCACACGTAAAAAGCCCTCGGCCGCTGTGCGTGACAGCCGAGGGGTCGGAGAAACTTTTATCTTCTAAGTGACCAAGCCAATCAAACTACTTGCGCAAACGTACCACCGGTAACGTCGTCCACGATCCCGAGCTCCGTCACGGTGCCGGTAACGTCGGCATTGGTGCCGTCAAGGTTAGTGTACGTCCAAGTGATAGTGATGGCCTCTCCGCCGGTAGGAATCACCGCCGTTGCGGGGATTGCCGCTTCGAACGTGGTACCGGTCGTGTCGGTCGGGTCCAGCTCAACTGGGAAGTTGACCGGGTCCGAGGACGTGATTGAGGCCTGCGCTGCTTCGAGCGTGAACGCCGCGCCGCTGAACGCCGGGGTGACTTGGAACTTCGGGGTGTTGCCGGGAGTGATTGTAACCATGGGTGTATCTCCTTGCGAGATGAATCCGCCTGTAACGTTGTCGTGATGATTTCTGTGACACAAGAGCCAGCGTAGCAGCTCTCGTAGTTCGCGTGCCAGTTCTAAACACATGAACATGGCTCCTTCGTTAGGGTGAGGTGCCCTAGCCTTAATTATAAGCTAAGGAGGCCTCCACTAACTTAAGGAGCTCACAGCACCTCGGCTACGTCAAGCTCCGGTAGCATCCAGTTGACAACTCCACCGGGCCGCTTCCTAAGAGCACGGTGCCATTTTTATCTGTGTACGTTTCAGCCATCTCACACTCCATCCTAAAATACCCTGCCACCCATCACAGATGACAGGGTCGGAGAAACTTGTTACGCCAGTACTTCGGCCTTATCCTTCGAACCGTTGGGACGCCAGTGGATACGCACACCGACCTGCTTGCTTAGTTCCACGGCCTCAGCACATGACACCATTATACGCCCCTCTTCACTGGCTGGGCGGTCGGTCATTCGAGCCGTCGGCGCGACGATGGTACCGGGCACGACCCTGGCCGACACTTCGTAGTCCTCATACGCCAGTAGTTGCTGGTGGAAGACTTCTGGGGTGGCCCAGCTTGGCGTCTCGGCGCGTACTGAAGTGATGGGCACGAGTGGCCGTGCTGCAATGCTGCTTAACAATTTGACGCCTCTTCTATCAACTGATCCATGTGTTACCAGCCTTGAACAAGGTCAGCTAGATCGCTTGCTTCTCTTGACAGCCGAATGGCTTCGTCATATTGACCGTGCTGCTTCGCAGCTTTTGCCGCGTCAATCTTATCCTTGGCGCACTGCAAGACTTCGTGCTTCAGGCCGTTCATGCCGTCCATCCTGTCCACCATCGCCAGAGGCTTAGAAGCAGGTGCTTCACGCGTTGCCGCCTTGTGCAATCGCTGCAACGTATGCCTCTGGAAGCCAGACGTATGTGAAGGCATCCTGCGGCTCAAGGGCTTTGTCCTTCAGCTTGCAGAGCTTGCCATGCGCCAGGCGTAAGTGCAGAATCCCCTCAACTGGGCCGCCTGCATCTTTTAGTGCGGCGAGCAGCAGTTGGGTGTAGGCGTCCGGGTTTGTGCCGCAGGCGAACAACATGCGAATGTCATTCGCCGATATAGACACGCTGATTGGCTTCGGCCCCTCGATGGGGGCCTCGATGGGTGCCTCTTGCTCTGCAGCGTTCACGCGGTCGCCTTTGCGTACAAGTACTGCAGTTGAATGGTGCGCCACTCCGCCTTGAAGGTGACCCAGGACACGACGATGAAAGCTCCGTACAACACCTTTCCTACGTACTTCATTTCACAAGCCTCCTTGCAAGAAGCTACAGCTTTTTCTTTATGGTATCTTTGCACCTGCATACGCCGTGCTTTTCGCACTCAATGCGGGCCTGACGTTCTTTAAACGTGACGCCGACAGTCAGCTCTATGCCGGCCATTGCGAACACGACTAGCTCTCTGATCGTGGCCTGGTGGGCCAGCTTGGCGTCGTCCTTTGTCACTTTGTTGCCACTTTCTCGAAGTAGAAAATCACAGGCTTTGGCCATTTGAGACTGTTGCGCCACGTGGCTAGGTCCATCGAACCTTTGTCCAAGTTGCACTTCTTACAGGCCGCGACAATGTTCTCGAGATTGTGATTCTCGGGGTGGGAGCACCCGTGACGGCCTGAGAACGAGTAGCGCACATTCTTCCATCTGACGATCGGAAGCACGTGGTCACGTTGCATTGTTCTTAGAGTCAATGGGACTTCGCAGTATGCGCACTTGCCGCCGAAGCGGGCCAAGACTTTCTTCTTAGACACATGGAGGTTAGCCAACGGACACCCTCCACTGAGGTATCTTTCCATGGACCCCGTATCTAAGAGAATCGCAGTCGTCATCTTCCGTTTTCCTGGGCTGTTCGATTCCTCTTTTTGCGGCATCGTCGTCCCACGCATAATTAGGAATGCGCTTTGCAAGCTCTGGGCAGCCACGCTTGCTGATGCGCAGCTTTCGGCGTGCAAACAGGGTGGCGACTGTGTGAATGCCCTCTTTCACACTATTATTCGCGTCCGTGACCCACAGCCCTCGCTGTATAAGCTCCTGCTTGAATGATGCGGCTTCGGGCGGTACTATGATCTGATGTTTCTCAGCGCCGAACGCGATAAGGTCGTCCACGTACTGGCCATCAGTTTTCATTCGCATTTCTTTTCGGCTGTCCCACCGCTGTTCTGAGACGCACCATATAACGTCGCCGTCATCATAGTACTCAAGATGCGATTGTACGTGATCTACTCCTGGGTCGACGCTGAACCAGTGATCAACGTAGCCACCCGCGTTGCGCAGGCCTATAGGCTCATCCTGAAGCTGTACCTGCTTACCGTCGACCGTAACTACCCCATCGAACAGGTTCGCAAGCTCTGAGAAGCTATCACGGTATACGCTCCCCTCCGCCACGCACCATTCTGCTAGAATGTAGCGTCTATAGAATACGCCGGTCTGCGAGGCGATGATGGCCCGCTTTGAGACCTCATCTATATTAGGGTTGTCATCAAGGCTGAAGTTGATGACTTGCAGGTTATCAGCAAAGGCGGGTGCGTCGATTACTTCAGCCTTCAGATAGCAGTACGGGTTGCCGGTGTTGGTACTGAAGTAGGCGCGCGCCCCGGCTGGGGACATACGCAAAAAGAGCTGCGCCAGGAAGCTCTTGGGGTACTCAACAACTTCGTCACCTATGACTACGCCGACCGTCATACCCAGAATCTGGCGGTAAGACGCTTCGTCCTTCGCGCCCATGCAGAACCACTGAGTTCCGAATAACCAAAGTTCGCCGGTGGAGGAGTTGTAGGAGTAGTTATCCTTGCCTACTATCGTGAATAGGTCAATGAGCACGTTGCGGTAGAGCGTTTGCTTCGTGGCCCCGGTCATCAGCCGCTTAGCGTTGGGTGGGATCTTATAGCGGCACAACTGAACGATCTGCTTTGCGTTCAGCGTAAAGGTCTTCGACGAGCGGACAGTGCCGATCAGGATGGTGTAGCGCTTATCCTCGACCGGGTCACGCATGATGAAGTCTTGACTCTTACGGCCGAACGGCTTGATGAGAAGTTCGGTGTCGCTCACTTGGCAGGCCCTTGCTTCAGCGCGGCGAAGAGACCCTCTAGTTGCTCGTTAGGGCCTTGTGCGCCGGTGTCAGGGCTCCGTCCGTGCTTCTTCGGCATCAGGTGGGCTAGCGTCCACTGCAGACCCTGGAACGCTAGCTTAGCGCGCTCAACGTTGTCTACAGTGCGCTGCTCGACGAGGTCTTCAACGTCTCCGTCCCGCGTTAATACTTGCTTGTGCGTCACAATGGAATAGCTCGTAGGCACCTGAGTTAAGGCCCTTGCGTCGTCCTCGAATAGCGGTACGAGCATTTCCTTCGCGCGCTCGCGAATTTTGCTGAAGGGATGGTCCTTATCGTAGACCCATTTCAGTAGTTGGTACAGGCTTGGATTTCCTTCGATGTTGGAAATATCACGCATGGAAGACCCTGTGGCTAGTAGTACGAACAGGCTTTCACCGAGTTCAGCAGTCCACGGAAACTCTGGACCAGGTGGCCGCCCAATCTTACGCTCTGCGGCTACAGTGGCTTGAACCTCGTGCTCCAGCTTAACTACTATGGCGCGGGCTGAGTGGTATGCGGCTTTATTCGCCACCGACCGCTCCGCCTTAGTTGGCAGCCCGGCCTTCTTGCTTCCAGGCCTGCGCGGGTTCTTCACCTCAGCAACCGGCACGGCCTTCTTACTCTTTGTGGATCGCTTCACCGGCACCGAAACAGCGGGCGCGGTGGCCGACTGCTTCTTCTTGGGTGCCATGCGGTGAATTCTCCTGTGCTACAGATAGGTAAGGGCCTCCACACTATCGCTGGAGGCCCTGCTGTGACTGATTCGCATCTTTCATGTGTTGCTAGTTCTTGAACTAGCGGGATGCACGTGCGTCACTCACGTAAACTTGGTCGGTGATGAGAGATTTGAACTCCCGACCCTCTGGTCCCAAACCAGATGCGCTACCAGACTGCGCTAATCACCGCTTCAAACCCCACACCAGCCACGAAAACCACAGCACCCAGGCCGTGACGTAGTAGATGATGATGATACAGATGCAAGCGGCCAGTGTGTACTCAATAAACTTTCGAAGCATCTTGGATACCTCAGATACAAAGGAAGCAAGGCCCGATGATCTGGGCCTCTTCTCATACACAGCCGACCACGGGCCGCTGCTTTAATTATAAACCTTTGCGGCCTCATCAGCCCGCTGCCACACTCCCAACGACCTCAGCCCAGCCCACACTCCCAACGACGTCAGCCCACACTCCCAACGACCTCAGCCCGTCGGCGCAATTCCCCACGTCCTGAAACCCTGAATCTTTCGACCGTCATAGTCGTGGCATTGGACCGGCACCCACATACCGGAAGTATTCACAGGAACGATGGCGGAAACAAATGCAACCGCCGTGTCCGGACCTCCCACGAATCTGAACTCCTCCGCTTCCACCGCTTTCACGGCGTCGCGCTTTGGAACATGTCTATGATTCCGACACACCGGCCAGACCCCGTAATTCTCTAGCCGCCCAGTTTCTTCCAAGCTCAACACGCATATTTCTCTGGACAAGTATCCCTCGTGCCTGATCGACGTTTTCCCGCGCCGGGAAGTTATCCGTGTCCGCCGATCAGAGCGTAACCACGGGCCACACCACTCTCACTTTGACTCAGTGACTTCAGTATAGCCCCGAACGGCCCAGAGGTTACCTGCGAAATCAAAATAAAGAATCGAAGGATACTAACCACCCTAAAATCAGCCACTTACCATGAAACCCCTCGATCCCTCAATGGGTCCCTCGATCATGATTGAGGGATCATCTCTTCAACACCGGCCTGAGTAAACTACTCATCCCTCAATTCTTTTTAACTTAAACTGTTTATAAATATAATGTATTACATGTATATACTATATATGGTGTATAGATTATATATATATAGGGTCGGACAGGTGAATCGAGCGACTTTATCGAGGGAGCTTAACCCCAACGTTCTCAGCCACTTAGTCAAAACGCGCTCGATTCATGAATCGAGCGCGCGGCCTAAAATCACCTCTAGAGACCCGAGAGCGAAGCTGCACGCCCTGGGCTCCAAGCCTCTCTAAACCTTTCGCCTTAGCTCCAGTGGAACGCGATTAACTAAAATCATATAAACTAATTACACACAAGGAGGTTAACTTGGCACGATTAATGCGGGCGTTCACCCTTAGCCCGGAGAACTCAGTGGCAGTAGATAGGCTGTTAGTCACCCCCCTACAAGACCCGGACATGCAACTCATACTGAAACTAATCTATCCTGAGCAGCCGAAGAGCGAAGAGCCTATGCAGCTAGACGACGGAAACCTCGCACCTTCGGATTATGAATATCTGTACAGTATGTTTCGGCCCCAGCCTAAGAAACCCGCCGGGGCGTGGAACTTCAAAGACAATGAAAGACTCCTGGACCGGGCTACGCTGTTTCGTCTTTCACAGCGTGAGCCGAATCAAGCGGCTATCATACTTGAGCTAAAGCGCCGCCAGGCGGCAAATAAGCGCCGTCGGGGAAAAGGCCAGCGAAACCGCCCTATGACTGTTAACTCCAGTCGGATAGTAGACGCGTTGCTGACTATAGCACTAAGCACTCTGGCGGGCGCACCGTCGAAGCTAGGCAGCAAGAGCGAAGAACGTGGTACCAACATAAAGGAAAGGTCTGTGAGCTTTGACGTTAAAGGACGTACGCGAAAAGATGCTGGCCAAGGCAGCCACAAGTTGTCTGACCGTGCAGGACGTTAAGACCTTACAGTTCGAACCGTATGAAGAGGGGCATGAACTAGAGATATATCCGGCTGGGCTCGCAGGATTCAGAATACCTTACTTCAAGCTGGATGGTAAGGTGGACGACAAAATCTTTCGCTTTCGTATACTACAAGACCCCAAAGGATGGGCCGCCGTTACTGAGCCTGAAAAGAAACCCCGCCGTTACACCCAGCCAGGAGGGACGCAGTGCGGCGTGTACCTTCCACCGTTACTGGATAAAACATGGGCCCAGATAGCCAAGGACCCGAAGATACCTGTGATTATTACGGAGGGTGAGCTGAAAGCGGCGTGCGCCTGTAAGCTCGGTCTGGGCGCTACAATCGGTCTGGGCGGCGTGTACAACTGGCGCTCCGCTCGCGAAGGTCAGGACCTACTACCAATTTTAGACGCCTTCGAGTGGTCTCCACGTGACGTGGTGCTGAGCTTTGATAGTGATAGCAAGACAAACCCCATGGTTAGAATGGCGGCGTCTAGGCTGGCGTATGTTCTCGGCAAGCGGGGAGCCTTAGTTCGATGGATACAGCTTCCGCCCGCTGAAGACGGAAGTAAGCAAGGTGTGGACGACTTTGTCTACTCCTTCGCGAAGCCTGAGAAGCGTGGGTCGAATCCCGAAGCGATGGATTTCTCTACAGGCGTGGATAAGTTCGGCGAACTACTCATGAACACCGCTGAGATAGGGCCTGGAAGGGAACTTTACCGCCTTAATAATGAAGTGGCGTTTATTCAGAGTACGGCCGAGGTGATCGAGTTAGCCACCGGAAATGTGTACAGTCCAACTGCATTCTCCGAAGCACGCTATAAGAATCGTACGTACAACGAAACGTTAGAAGCTAACGGAAAAATGACCACGAAGTTTGCTGCAAAAGAATGGCTGAGTTTTAGCCTTCGTAACGACGTAACGAAGCTTGCGTATGATCCAACCAGCGCCAATATGATTACTGAGGAAGGTGCCTACAACACCTGGCACGCGCAGCGCTGGCCCCTCACTCCGATGAAGACTTTCGTTGACCCTATTTCGGGCGCTAAGCGCATCATGTCCACGGCCCCGTGGGAAAGACTCTTCAAGCAGGTGTTCGGTGATCTATCAGAGGTCCACCAACTGTGGGTGCGCCAGTGGTTTGCATACCCAATACAGAAGCCCGGCACAAAGCTGTACACCGCTATGCTGGTGTGGGGGCGGGGGCAGGGAATTGGTAAATCGCTCATAGCCGAGTTGATGGAAGATGTCTACGGCCGTAACTACGGCCTTGTCAACCACGACCAGTTGATGGGCACATTTACGGAATGGGCTGAGAATAAGCAGTTCATACTTGGGGATGAGATAAGCGTCGGCGATAAGCGTGGAATTGCCACGAAGCTGAAGGAGATGATCACACGCCGAACGATTAGAATTGACATCAAGAACCGTAAGACGTACACTGTTAGGGACTGCATTAATTTTTACTTCACATCTAACAGTGAGAATGCAATCTACATTGAAAACGACGCGCGCCGTTATTTCATTCACAACGTGGAAAAGCAAACAATGAGCCCGCCAGAGTACGTAGCCATTAGAAGGTGGTGGCGCGAGGAAGGCGGCGCGGCGCGTATGTTTCATTACTTCAAACACGAGGTAGACCTGGGAGCCCAAGAAGTTGCAGTACCTGAGGGCACCGTTGGCGCTGTGAAGAGCGAAGGCGGAGGCTACGTTGTACACGTGCCAGCGTTTGAGCCTACAGCGCCCGCGCCCGTAACCCTGGCAAAGCAGGAGATGGCTGTCGCTGGACGAAGTGAGATCGAAGAGTGGGCGTTTGAGCTTGTTAGAGACCCATCTTCATTTCTGAAGTCTGATCATTTGAAGTACGACCTATTTCGAACGGAGGATCTACTGAAGGCCCTTGAGTTAGCCGAGCCAAATCGCCATAATCGCGTAGGCCATAAGGGCGTGGCTGCGGCGCTGGCTAACGCAGGCGTATTCAAGATTGCAAACGGACAGAATGGAGCCGTGGTGTACGGGTCTAGAACACGCTTGTGGGCGCTGAGGAACGTTGACCGTTACAGGAAGATGGGCGCGGCGGAAGCTGGGCGGGCGTACACGGCAGAGCGCCCGAAGCCGTTCTTGGCTCCTTCTGAGAAAGTCGGGCGCACTGAGAAGTACGCGGCGAAGGATGCGAAGGTGCGAGTGGTGTGAGGGCCCTCGGGTTCTCAGAACGATGCGGGTCGGCTAGCTAGAAAATTTACAGAAATCATACAAGGAGGATTAGATGAAGCAGTATCCGTTTCAAGAAGGTGATTGGGTAGCTGTGCAGGTAATACTGGGCCAGCAAGCGATATTCGGCGTTGTGCGGTCTGTGTTGGCCGGCGAAGTGACAGTTGACGACTTCAAAGGTGAGCGGTGGATATTCAACAAGAGCGGGGTGCGCAGGGCCGTTTCTTTGAGGAAACCGTCTGGCTTGCTGCTGATCAAGGAAGCTCTGAAACTAGAGTCGTAAGGTACTAGGCCTGGAGGCGAGATGAACGATAAGAAGCCGTACGTCGTAGTGGACACCAGTGAGCTGGAGGCGCAGTCGTTGGAGGACGTGCTATGCGCCGCCCACGCCGCAGGCTACCGCGTTGTCAGCCACGTGCTGGGCTACGGCTCGCGGCAGATTGTCATCATGGAGTTCAGAGACTGGGCAGCGGGCGCTACGGTGGTCTAGGTGTGTGTGTGTGTGTGTGTGTGTGTGTGTGTGTGTGTGTGTGTGTGTGCCGCCGAACGATGGACTGTGGGCCAGAGGGCCTATAATTAAATCACACTGGTAAGGAGATACAGAATGAAGATCCCGTTTTGGTTACTTCGGATATTTGGTTACATCCGGGTGTCGGACTACGTGACTGTGGAAGTGCACTTGAGCGCCCCGCCCATTCAGCCGGACCTCGTGCTAGGAAAGGAGAAGCTATGAAGACATGGACAGAGAAAGAACTTCGCCTTGCAGCTGTGGACATCGTAGCCCGGCAGGACGGCGAGCCACCCAGCGTTATAATTAGGTCACGCACCAAGAAAGAGGTCTGAGATGCTATCTGACGTATTGTTTTGTTGGTTAGGAATCGGCTTTATCGCCTGGGTTGTGTACCGCTTCGGCGTGCGATACAGGGAGGACTGCACGGGCCGTTGGCAGGACGAGGCTTCTTGGGCGGAGGAGAGCCTCCTGCTAGCATTGCTCGTCATGCTCGGACCAGTGACGTTCTTTGTGTGGTGAGAAGGAAGGAGCCTACAAATGGCCTGGAGAATAGTAAAGCAGCCTAATGGTAAGTACGCGCGGTTCGCAGATCCTGTTGATAATTTCACGAATTATGATCTTAGCCGTGAAGAGGCTGTGAAGTACTGTCAGCATGAGATGGGCTTTGAGCAGGGTGCGAAGAAAGTGGACCGTGCTGACGAGGACCCTGGGCGTTGGAAAGAGTCACTAGAAACAATTGAGCTCATCCACGGCAAGGAAGAACGCTTGAAGATGGAAGCGTTGCTGGTGTGGTAGATGAAGACGGCTTTGAGCTAGTCACATGTTCCTGCTGCGGTGAGACGAAGCTGGCCACGCTATTCGCGCCATCCAGCCTAGTGGGCCGGGCAGCCAGGCGCTGTATGAAGTGCAAGCGCACCAGGAACGTGAGCTAAGGAACGCAGCTGCTCCGCCATCCAAGGAGACCTGGGGCGCGGTGTCTAAGATCGTGCGCCACGGCAAAGTTGAAGGGCTGTTTGAGTAAGTCAAGGAGGAAGTGTGGACGTCACCGATGCGTTTGTGAAGGTAGTACACGCCATGGAGTATTGTGATAAGGAGCGTGCCCGGTACCAAGACCGGCGGTTCATTTGGTACAGCCAAGGCTACTCTGAGTTCAAGTGGATCCTTCGCGATCTATGGGGTGTGCAAGGGTTGCTACCATTCTTTGCATCTCGGTGTGGTTACGGTGAGGCGCAGTTTGTTCCGCCACCACAGACAGGCGGCGCAGATGACGGCAAGGGCGAGGCCCAGTAAGGACCTGCAAAGCAGTCAGACCACGTTCGCTTCACCAACTACTACATCAAAGGAGACTCACCGTGCTTTATACCACCCTCGCTCTACTCCGTAATCAATCCGCCTGCTCTGGCGGCCTCAAGACGCTCACCGCGTCCCTCCCGTCCACTCAGTCAGAGGACACGCTCATCCCGCTCTCTCACATCCTTACCGTCAACGGACTTGATCACGCACTTTGGGCTCTACGTGCAACAACCGTAGATGCTCGGAAGATCGCCGCGCGGATGGCTATTGACTTCGCCATGACCTCGCTCCCAAACTTCGAACGCGAGTACCCTGACGACAAGCGCCCGCGCGCGGCGCTCCGGGTAGCAGCAGACTACCTGGACGGCAACGCAACCCTCAGGGAAGTAGAAACGGCGGCGGAGTCTGCGTGGTCTGCGGCGTCTGCGTGGTCTGCGTGGTCTGCGGCGTCTGCGTGGTCTGCGGCGGAGTCTGCGGCGTCTGCGTGGTCTGCGTGGTCTGCGGAGTCTGCGGCGTGGTCTGCGTGGTCTGCGGCGTCTGCGTGGTCTGCGGCGGCGTCTGCGGCGTCTGCGGCGTCTGCGGCGTCTGCGGCGAGGTCTGCGGCGAGGTCTGCGGCGGCGTCTGCGGCGGCGTCTGCGTGGTCTGCGAATGAGCGAATTTTCCTCAAACATCTAGGGGAGGCTGCACGACCCTCTACAGAACCATCGCGTTCATCGTAGACGCAAAGGAGCGTTGGTCCCAGCGTGCGTGTCGTACTGCGGCGCTATATGGATGTGGAGGTCGTATGAAGAAGATGATGTGGTGCGGCGCTGGTTTGTACAATGAACTGACAGACGAAGTTGTGCAGGCTGAGATGCTCGGCAAGATCGACTTTACTTCGGCGTTCAAGGAGGCGATGTGATGGTGTATCAAGTGCCACAAGCTAGCTATAGGGAGGCGCGGGATGCACAGCAGTCTATGCGGTTCGCTCCGTCCGTGGAGGCGCGGGGCGGCGGAATTGTAAGCCGGTTGACCTGTTCTACCGACCAAAGCGAGGGAAGCCGGTCAACACTACGAAGGAGGAAGTGTGACATTCGAGATGATAAGCTGGGGAGAGAACATTGAACTGCGTTTTGCGGATGAGACTGGTGTCTACAGCAGGACGGCGTGGATCAAGAAGGGTCTTTTCTACCTCACTGAGCCAAACTTCCCTGCAGATCGGGTTTTCTGGATGTGT